GTTTTTGTTTTGGCCGGCTGGTTTGCATTCGGCGCACCGACAGGCTTTCAAGGCCCGGCGTCTGGTATTGGCTCTGCCGCTGCGATTGCGGCTCGGAGAAGGAAGCTGATTCGGCCACATTGAAGGCAGGGAGTGTGAAATCATGCGGCTGCCTTTATCGCGAGAGTCGCCGCAAGTGCGGTTTCAAGTCAGCGAGAGGCCTGTTCGGCTGTACGAGTTCGCCCGAACGCATCATGGATGCGGCCTATCGGAAGAGCTGGGATGAAGACATGCCTGATGGCAGCGGGAGCTGAGCGGAATGGGTAGGAAGCCGCCTCCAGAGGGCAAGCGGTTCAAGCCCGGGCAGTCGGGGAACCCTGGCGGAAAGGCAAAGGTGCCGGAGGACATCCTGAAGGCGCGCAAGCTTAACCAGCTCGAGCTCGAGCGCATCGTGAACCAGTATCTCTGGTTGAGCGCCGCCGAGCTGAAAGCGCGTGTGCAGGATCCTGCGACTCCTACGATGGAGCTTATGGTCGCCTCCGTCATCGCTGAAGCCGTGAAAAAGGGCGATCAGCAGCGCCTGGAGTTCATCCTTTGCCGCATGATCGGAAAGGTGACGGAGCGCCTCGAGGTCGATATCCCGGTGCCGTTCATCGTCCACCGTCGCGACGGGAGCAAAGTGATCATGGGAGCTGAAAAGAAGGAGAAGGAAGATTGAGTTCGAGCGAGATTTGCAATGAGATTCGTGTGGTGGGTGGCGATCTGACCGGCAAGAACATCGTCGTCTATGACCTGGAGATCAAGAAGAGCATCGAGCAGTGCTCGAAGGGCTGGGCAAGCCACGACGAGATGGGGATCAGCGTCGGCTGCGCGTTCGACTATCGGCTGATGCGATACCGCGTCTTCATGGACGATAACATCGGCGAGCTGGTCGATCGCTTGAACGAGCCCGGCACCCTAGTCGTAGCCTTTAATCAGATAGGCTTCGACAACAAGCTGCTTCGCGCCTCAAAGCTGCCGCTGAAGCCGGATGACGATCTGCGCAATTTCGACATGCTGGTGGCGAGCCGGCTCGGTGCTGGTCAGTCGGCCAACTTTAGGAAGGGCGGCTTCAAGCTGGATGACCATCTGGCGACGCTCGGGCTGCCGATGAAGACAGGCGAGGGCGCGCTCGCGCCGATCTGGTGGCAGGAGGGCAAGGTCGGCAAGGTCATCGACTATTGCATGAACGACGTGGCGCAGGAGCGCGCGCTGTTCGAGGACATGTGGACGACCGGGACGACGGCGTGCAGGTTCCAGCCGCAGCGTTACTCGATCCAAAGGCCGGAGGTGTTCGCATGACGTTCATCATCGCCGAGGTCGGCTCGAACTGGGAGGACTTCTCCGACTGCATCGTCTCGATAGAGCAGGCGAAGGTCGCGGGCGCCGATGCGGTGAAGTTCCAGCTATTCAGCTTCGAGGAGCTGTATGGGTGGAACGACTGGAAGACGGGCGAACTCGAAAATTACCATCTCGATCATGAATGGCTCCCCAAGCTGGCCCAGCACGCCAAGGCCATCGGCATCAAGTTCATGTGCACCGCCTTCAGCCCCGAGGGCGTGGCCGCGGTCGACCCCTTCGTCGAGATGCACAAGGTGGCGAGCTCAGACCTGACGTACCCGCAGCTTCTCGAGGCGGTGGCGAAGACGGGAAAGCCAGTGCTGCTGAGTTGCGGTGCCTCGAGCCGCGGGGACATTGAGCAGGCGCTGGCGCGGCTACCGAAGGAGCGCACGACACTCATGTATTGCGTGTCGGCGTATCCGGCGCGGTCGGTCGACATAGAGGTGCTGCACGAGCTGCTCAAGGCCTGTACCGGACCCGTGGGATTTTCGGATCATACGACCGACATCTATGGCGCTCCTGTGGCGGCCGCGCGCTTCGGGGCTGAGGTCATCGAGAAGCACTTCACCGCCTTCCCGCACCTCGACACGCCAGACCGCCGGCATAGCCTCACGCCCGATGAGTTCAAGCGCATGGTCGACCGGATCCGCGGCCGGGATGAGCCGCGGCTCGGCCCGACCTTCGAGGAGTCGGCGATGTTCCTGCGCCACAACCGCCGCCTTGTCGCCGTGCGGGATATCCAGCCGGGCGAGGTCCTGCGTTTCGGGCAGAACTACGGCGCCTACCGGACGCTTCAGGACGACACTCGCGGGCTATCGCCGTTCCTTTGGAACCATGAGCAGTATGGGCCGGAGGGTAAGCGGGCGGCGGTCACGATCGGGCGAGGGAAGGGCATTGGGCCAGGGGATTTCAAGTGACCGACCATCTGACCGCGTCCGTCATCGCTCTGGGCGTCATTATGGCCATCGCCTATGACATCTGGACGGTCTGGCGCGGCGGGAGCAAGACGACGCTCTCGTGGACGGCGTTGGTCTGGTGGCTCCTCCATCCGACCATCATGGTCTCGGTCTTCATCCTGGTCGGTCACCTATGGTTCCCGGCCTGCGCCAAGGACCTCTCGCAGACCGAGCTGATCAAGCCGCTGCTCGGCACGGTCATCGGCCTCGTCGCCATAGCGCTGATTTGCTATGAGGTTTTTATCCGCTGGACGCAGGATGAAAGGACGCTTCCGCCGTTCGCGTCTACCTATCTGGTAAGATTGGCCATGCTGGCATTCGTCGGCATCGCCATCGGGCACTTCGTGTTTACGCAGTACGTCCCATGCAAGTAGGAGGGAAGGGGATGAGCGGCACCTATGACGGCAAGAGCCTCAAGCCGGGCGGCGGCGGCCGCTTCGCTGAGCTGAAGGACAAGCTGGCGCACCGGCCGGGCGTGACTAACCCCGCGGGCCTCGCAGCGGCCATTGGGCGCCGGATCAATGGCGCCGAGCAGATGGCCAAATGGTCGAAAGCGGGCGAGCACCGCGCCGAGGAGCACGGGAAATGAGCTGGGGAAACCACAATATCGTCGGTGTCGGCGACCCGTCGGCCAAGCTTGGCGGCCCTGGCTTCCATTCCCACGGGATGCCGGGCCTTGCCTCGACGCTGGCGATCAGGCCGGGCGTCCGGAACCCCGGGGCGCTCGCCGCGGCGATCGACAGGCGCATCCGGAGCCACCAGGCCGGCGGTGCGATGAGGGTCGGCGGCAGGTAGCCCGTGGACTTCGTCCCGCATAGCGAGAAGCAAGAGCGGGCAATATTCGCTGACAAGCGCATCCTTCTCTGCGGGACGGGCATCCAGTTCGGCAAGACGACCATTGGGGCCATCAGGATGAAGATGGCCATGCATCGCTATATCGCCTCCGACGACAATTTCTTGATAACCGCCCCTACCTTCAAAATCATGGAACAGTCCACCCTCCCAGCATTCAAGCGCTTCATGGGTCCGCTTTGGGAAAAGGGCTATTCCGCGCAGAAGGCCGAGTTTAAGATGCCCGGCGGCGGGACCTGCTACCTCCGCACCTCGACCGACCCTGATTCGGTCGTCGGCATCACGAACGTCCGCCATATCTGGTGCGACGAGGCTGGCAAATATGGCCTGTATTTCTGGGAAAATATCCAGTCCCGCGCGTCTCTAAAACGTTGCCCAATCGACCTGACGACGTCACCCTACGCCCTCAACTGGATCTTCAAGGAGATCATCCGCCCGAAGATGCGCGACCCGGCCGCGCGGCCGGACGTCGAATACATCTCCGCCACCAGCGCCGAGAACCCGTACTTCCCCTTCCAGGAGTACGAGGAAAAGCGCATCACCATGGACCCGCGCCGCTTCAACGCGATCTATGGCGGCCGCTGGGAGAAGATGTCGGGCCTGGTCTATGACGTCTTCGACGAGCTCGAGAACAGCTGCGAGCCGTTCTCCCTGCCGACCGGGACGTGCTTCGTCGGCGGCATCGACGACGGGACGACCAACCCCTTCGTCCTGACGGTCCGCGCCATCACGCCGGCGGGGAAGCACTTCCAAGTCTTCGAGCTGTACAAATCGGGCCTCTCTCTGGCGCAGAAGCTGGACGCCGGCCGCCAGGTGAAGTCCATTCTGGGCGTGAAGCCATTCTATGCCGACCCGTCGGCGGCCTCGCTGATCAAGGAGATGAACTCGGCCGGGCTGACCTGCGTCCCGGCCGACAACGACATCAAGGCGGGCATAGATGCCCACTATGAGCTGGTGAAGACGCGGGACTACAAGGTATTCCGCGGCACCAGCCCGTACACCATGGACGAATACGAGGCCTATCACTATCCTGAGGACAAGGATCTAAAGCCGGATGACGACGAGAAGGAGCAGAAGCCGGTCAAGCAGCATGATCACGCGATGGACGCGAACCGGTACATCTCCATCATGACGCGGCACGGTTTCAAGAAGAAGACGGCCTACGTGCCGGAGGAAAAGGCCCGCGAGGAGACTCAGCACCAGCGGATTGAGCGGCTCAAGCGCCGGCAGCGGCCGAGCCAGACGGAGAAATGGGGATGAGCGAGTACGACAGCTGGGAAGACATCAACGTTGCGCTTGCCGAGATCGGCGCGGCGGAGATCGATATCTATACGGACGATCCGTGGAGTGCGATCAAGAAGCTGGCGCGAGCCTTCTGTATGCTCAAGGACGGCCTGGACGACCACTGCGGGGAAGGCGTCGATGCCCACGTATGAATACGTCTGCTGCGACTGCCGGCACCATTTCGACGTGATCAAAATGGTCTCGGAGATCGACAGGCTCGAGGAATGCCCGGAGTGCTGCGCCTTCTGCAATCCGCATTGCCGTCAGATCACGCTGCCGAACCTCGATCGCTCGGCCGCCGCCGACTGGAATAATCCCCACTTCTCGCCAGCCCTCGGGTGCAAGGTGAAGGGCGACCGCGAGGCGCGCCAGATCGCCAAGCGGCGCGGCCTCGAGGAGGTCGGGACTGAGGCGCCGGAGAAGATCCATGCGAAGTTCGAGCGGGACCGCCAGGAGCGGACGGAGCGGCGCTGGGCGGACGCGGATCGGGAGAAGGTCTATGAGTGAGCCCTTCGAGGATGCCGACCAACGGTCGAAGCGCGTGCAGGTAACCTGGGATATGCTGGTGGCCGCCGCATCTGGGCCTTGGGTATGGACGGATACACATCCGGATCGGGAGACGTTCTATGTTTGCAGCGCTTCTAAAATGTCGAGGCCTGATGAGGCTGTTTAATGGCTGATATCACAGGATATGCCGGACCGGGGCTCATCGACGAGCACGCCCCGCGTCTCGACGAGAGCGGGACACAGAAGCCCGGCGACGCGCCCGACTACAATCCGACGGAGGACGAGAAGAAGGCCATAAAGCTGGCCGAGAAGGTCTTCGAGCGCAACAAGAAGCACCGGGCACAGTACGACATCAAATGGCTAGATTATTACCATATGTTTAGGGGTAAGCAGTGGAAGGAGCAGCGGCCTAGCTACCGGCACTCCGAGGTGATAAACCTCGTGTTTCGGACCATCCAGAGCCTCGTGCCGATCCAGCTTGACCCTCGCCCGAAGTTCGAGTTTTTGCCGCAAGACCCATCCGACTATCCGCTTTCCCTCGTCATGAACCAGGTCGCCGAGGCCGACTGGACGACGAAGAATTGGGGCTATCAGCTGCTCGAGGTCGTGTACGACTCGAACTTCTACGGCACCGGGATGTCCTCGCTGCTCGTCAAAGATGACCTCGGCCGGCCGGAGCTGATCTATAAGTCGGCAGACCCGTTCTACACATTCCCCGACCCGGAGGCGATGGACGTCAATGTCGAGGGAACGACGCTCAGCTATTCCGACCAGGCGGCGACCTTCGTCTATGCCGAGCCGGTCGACGTTCGCAAAATCAAGAAGAAGTACCCGCAGGTCAAGGACTACATCAAGCCGGACATCCAGGACCTCCTGCGTGGGTCGAAGACGAATACGCAGCCGGTGAAGTTCCGCTCGCCCATCGACAACAAGGTCATTCTCGAAGGCTCGAGCACGATGGACCTGGTCGACAAGGACCGGGCGCTGCTCGTCTCGGTCTGGCTGTCGCCGGAATACTGCTCCGAGGACTTCATCGAGGAGCAACAGCAGGGCGAGGTGGACCCGGAGTCCGGCGTTCCGGGGCCGCCGTGCTTCGTCCAGAAGGCGAAATACCCGAACGGCCGGAAGATCGTCGTCTGCAACGGCATCCTTTGCGAGGACGTCGACAATGGGTACGACGACGGCCTTTTCCCGTTCCAGCGCCTGCCGAACTATGTGCTCCCGCGCGAGTTCTGGGGCATGTCGGAGATCGAGCAGCTCGAGGGGCCGCAGAAGACCTTCAACAAGCTGGTCTCCTTCGTCCTCGATGTCCTGACCCTCACCGGAAATCCGGTCTGGATCGTGCCGTCGAGCTCGGGCATCGACCCAGACAATCTGCTCAATAAGCCCGGGCTGGTCATCGAGCACGACGGCGGCCCTGAGTCGGCGCCGCACCGGGAACCGGGCGTCCAGCTCCAGCCGTTCGTCCTCCAGCTCATCGACAAAATGGCCCAGTGGTTCGATACGCTGGGCGGGAGCAATGACGTCACCCGCGGCGTGCAGCCGGTCGGCGTGACCGCGGCGGCCGCCATCTCGAGCCTCCAGGAGGCGGCGCAGACGCGGATCCGGCAGAAGTCCCGCCTCACGGACTATTACCTGCAGACCCTCGGCCAGCAGTACGCGAGCCGGGTGATGCAGTTCAAGACCGTGCCTCAGGTCTACCGGCTGACCAACGACCAGGGCGTCAGCCAGTGGTTCCGGATGTATGTCGAGCCATATCAGGCCACCGATCCGAACACCGGCGTCCCGCTGGAAGACGGCGAGCCGATGTTCCAGGTCCATTACCAGCCCTTCACTCCGGACGGAAAGCTGGACCCGGACCAGGCCAAGATTTTCCAGACTCGGGGGAAGTTCGACCTCAAGGTCTCCACCGGCTCGGCTCTACCCTTCGAGAAGGACGAGCTCCAAACCAAGCTCCTGGCCCTTTTCGACCGCCATATCATCGACGCCGAGGAGGTCCTGAAGCGCTCGGACTATCCCAATTACCAGGCGGTTCTCCTGAGAATGCAGCAGGCGGCCCAGCAGGCGGCTCAGGCGCAGGCC